GATGTTGTAGGGCACGATCAGGCGTGTCGGCTCAGCACCATCCGCGTAGGCCACCGCCATGGCATCCCCGAGCATCTTCTCGGTGAACTCGACCGGCGTCGGCGCGGCCCAGACATCGGTCGACAGAACCGGGAGGCCGGTCTTCACACCGAAGATGTGGGTGCCGGCCGCGGCGTTCTTGTCGACACCCCGCGCGACTTGGTGCGGGATCGACTCGGTCTTGCGGATGCCGGTCGTGGCGTCGTCCGACGACTTCGCCTGCCTCGAGAAGGTGATGACCTCGACATCGCACTTCAGGGCTTTGCTCTTGATGGCCATCTGGTGGGCCATCTCGGAGTTCTTGCCGGCGTTGTCGGAGGCTTCCTGCGAGGCCGAGACAGTGGCATCGCGCTTCGAAATCTGGGCGAGATTGGTCTGGCGCACGGTCGGCACGCCGGGCGAGCGCACCAGCTCGAAGCCTTCCTCCTGCGCGTTGTTGGCGTCGACGACAGGCATGTTCTCGGTCTGCCAGTCGTAAGTCCGGTTCTTGACGTTCCGGCGGCCAATCATGCTCACGCCGGGGGTGTCGAACGGATCGATGTTGTAAATGCGGTCGCTAAGATCCTCGCGGATGCCCTTAGCCTGATAGGTGGTGACTGCGTTGGCAACTTTGGCCATGGTGTCTAACCCTCACGGTTGAGATCCTCTTCGAATGCCCTGGCCGCGTCACGGACGCTTCCAGAACGCTGAAGACGCTTCTCAGCTCGGGCTAGACCATTGGGGGCGGCTCGTGACGAGATAGCTCCCGGCCTCAGTGCTCCTTGCTGTCCTCGAACTGGTTTGGGCTTGTTCCGCATCAGCTCGAGATATCGCGATGCCCATAACAGGACCATGGTCGGCCGAGCGTCCCTCAGCTGACTCAATTCGGCTTCCGAATAGCCCACCGCCTGTGCAGTGCGGATCATCGATTTCCGGTCCCGATCCCAGCGCTTGTTGTCGCTCCACTCAGGTACCCACTGAGCGAGCTGGCGCCTTTGCGTATCCTCGAAAATCTTTATCTGCCGCTCCTGCTCCCGCTTCTGCTCGGCGGTTACCCGCTCGTGCTCCTGCGCTAGCTGCTGCACCTTCTCTCGGTAAGAGCGCCACTGGCGTTCCAACAAGGAAGCTTCTGTCGGGTTTTCCGCATAAAGCTTGTCCCAGTCGGGTTCCTGTGGCTGCAACGAATACAGCTGCTGCATCAGGGCGGGGATCATGTCGGCGTAGTACTGCCGGCCCTTGACCAGCTCACCACGCTCCTTCTCGATCTCCTGCGCGACCTGCCCGAGCTGATTGAGCCGGCGGTGGAACGTTTCGGCGCGGACATAGCCGTTGAGAGCCTCTTGGAGGCTGACCTCGGCCGGTTGCCCGTCCACATTCACCCGCACGACCTTGTTCAGGTCGAGAGAGGTCTCTTCCGGTTTCTCCTTTTCGGGCTCGGGTTCATCTTCGTCAGGCGCGTCCTGCGCCTCTAGCTCGTCGGGATCGTAATCCCCTTCGTCAGCCTCGCCCTCGACCTCGCGCTCGGGGAAGAGCTGCTCGGGCTCTTCCTCGCGCGGAGCGCGCTGAGCAGGCTCCGGAGCAGTGCCGTCCTCGCGATCGAGGACGTCCTCGAAATGCGATGCGAGATCGGTGGCTTCGTCAGGAGGCATCCATCATCCTACATCGCGAACCGCCGCCGGCGATCAGCCGCGGCCCGCAACATCTTGGGGTCTTCAACGAGGCGAACCAGATCCGCTTGGATCGCCCGGACTGCCAGGACGCGGTGATGTGCCATCAGTCCTACCTCAGAACCGGGCGGGTTGGCAAGTATGGTAGCCGTCGCCTCGTCGGTGATCTGCTTGAAGATCTCCGTGAGCAGCGGATCGTCGAGCAGCGCCTTGGCGTCGGAGGCGCGCTCGTCGCGCGCAAGCATGTCGATCATCGCTGACCAAACCCTGCAGGTAAGTTAATCGGCGGCGGCACCGGCGGCTTGATCGGCGGTGCCATCGGCTTGGGCGGCCCGGCCGGCCCTGGAGCCGCCGAATTGATCGGAAGGCCCCCCTGGTCGCCCATGGTCGGAAACATGGCCGGCGTCGGCTCAGGGATCGCGTCCGTCGAGGCCTTCTCCTCCTCGGGCCGGGTCGCGTCGATCGCCATCTGGATGGCGTTCTGATCCAGCTCGAAGCCCTTGACCGCCAACTCGCCGGCCTTGACGGCGATATCCGCGTCGAGCTTGTCGCGCTCGCGGTCGTCCTTCAACCCCATGTCGATCGTCTTGACCTTGGCATCGGTGAGCGCCTTGACGATCGACGCGCGGACCTTGTCAGCCTCGGCCTGGGCGTAGACCATCTCCGGGTTCGGCGCCTGAGACTTTTGCTGCAGGGCCTGCTGGAGCTGCGCCGGCGTGATCTGCTTGAAGTAACGCGAGGCGTTCTTCATCCCCGCGAAGTCCATGATGTCGACGATCGTGTTCCGGTACTCGATCGGCGAGACCATCGGATTGTCTGCGCCGTAGCTCTGGACGATCATCTCCTGGGTCTGCTTGATGCCCATCAGCATCTGCAGCCGGTCCTGGTCCGAGCCCCGGCCGATGGCCGGGTTGACCTGGACGTCCATGGTTGCGTCGTACTGATCGGGCGTGACCTTCGTCCACTTGTCCCTAAGACGGATCATCCGCTCCGGGATCGGGTTCTCGACGATCTCCTGCAGGAGCCCCGCGAAGAGATCACGAAAGCCGGTCTCGGCGAGCGTGCGCGCCACGAGCTCGATCCGCTCCTGAGCGCCCGTGACGAGGAGGCCGACGCCCTCCTTGGCGGTCGACTGCATCGCTTTCGGGTCGAGGCCCTTGCTCTGCTCGGTGACGCCGGTGCGCCGGTTACCGATCAGATCGAGGTACTCGAGGAGCTGGATCGCCATCTGGCTCGGCGGCTGCTGCTGCAGCTGCACCACGGCGTCGGCCTGCTTCGCCCGGATGATCGAGCCCAGCTCGTTGTTCCTGACGTCGTCCATGTTGACCATGGTGTCGACGACCACGAGCCGCGGCAGGATCGTCGAAGCGATGGCGTCGAGCGTGTTCCGCAGGATGTTGGTCTTGATGTTCTGGAGGTCGCCTACCTGCTCGGCCGCGCTATGCCCGATCGCCGTATGAGGCTCTGGATCCGGGCAGAACAGCGCGAACTTAGCACGCGCCGCCGGCTCGTCCATGACGATGCGATCGCCATCGCCCACAGTGCAGATCTTGCGAAGTTCTGGGACGCCGTCGCCGTCCTTGTCGATCCGGATGAACCACTCACCATAATGAACCAGAGGATCGCCCTGTGAAGCATCCCGTGCACCGGCAAAGAGCTGGCCGAGGCCCCCCGGATTTCGCATGTCCCGCTCGACCGTCGAAGCTGCGGATCCGGTGCCGTAGTCGTCCTCGAGTACACCGGGTGGGTAGCCGAGCTGAATGAGCTGAGAGAGGGGGACAAGGCGTTCGTGGCCGGTAAGCGCCGCCGTGCGAACATTTTTTGCTTCCCTCGAGATCCTGAACTCATCGGGGGGAACCGCCTCGACACGATGCTTCGGGGTAAGCTTCGAGCGTCGGACGGTCAGGTTGAAACGCGGTTCGACAACCTTGCCCGGACCCTCGAGATCCTTGCGCTCCTCCTGCACGACGAGCGTGCGCGGCTGTGAGATCACGAACTGACGCTGCTCGAGCGTCAGATTGGTGTAGGTCTGCTCGACGATCTCGGCCTCGCGCTCGGTCCACCATTTGACGATGCCGGTGCGCTTGATCAGCGCGTCCTTCAGGATCGCGTTCAAATTCAGGAAGCCGTCGTTGTCGTACTTCCACACGTAGCTGACGTAGTCCTGGGCCTCCTCGGCCATGGCCACGTCTTTTTCCGTCCTGGGCTGGAAATGGACCGGATGCTCCTGGCTCGTGAACTGCCTGACAAGGCTCGGCAGCATGGCGAGGACGAGGTCGCGGACCTCCGTCAGCACGATCGAGGACCGGCCCTCGTCAGTGACGAGCGGAAGCTGGCCGTCATAGAGCTGGGCCATGGCTTCCCGCTCAGGCGCCAAATAATTCTCGTTGTAGTCGCGCGCGTCCTCGATGATGGCCCAGACCGAGGCTTGATAGTCGGTGTCGGTG